TTGTGGAATTGCACAAGACTTTTCCAGATGAAAAAGGCATTAAGAAAATGATGACTTCCTTCGATGTACTGAAGTCCTCCAATCCACGTCTCGTTGTGGATGCTTATATGAAGGGTGTATCTCCATACGCTGATAAGATTTCTTCGAAGGATGAAACTTTCCTTCTCGATGAGATTGATACTATTGATTTCCTCAAGGATCTCAACATCAAATCATTTTGGGATCGGATGAACCCTAACACGAGGAGTGCTACATGGCAATATCTTCAGACCCTCTACATGCTCGGGACGACCATTACCGCCCTCCCCCAAGATACACTCAGTCAGATTGAAAGTATTGCTCAGGGTGTAGCTTCGAAGCTACAGGATGGTGACGGTGGTGAGCTTAACCAAGATGCCCTTATGCAAATGATGGGTAGTATGCTTGGTAGTCTTCCTAAAAAATAAACCTTATTATATACTAAATGAAAGCTTGGTTCGACGACTTCCAGCAACTCATTGATGCTAAACAGGTTTCTCAGTTTTGGCCAACTATTGATCAAACGCCAGAAGAGCGTATTAACTCCGCTTCGCGTTTTGTGATTTATGCCACATGTCTCATTTATATCATTCGTCGCGATCCTCGTGTCTTTATTTTGACTGTAACGGCTCTATCCGTTATGTATGTTCTTTATAAGTCCAAGATGATCAAAGAGCCCTTCAATAAAACGAATCTAGATGGTAGTGAAACATGTCAAATGCCCACATCTGACAATCCCATGGGTAACGTACTCCCAACCGATTACACGGATGCCCCTAATCGTCTCTCCGCTTGTTACTATTCTGATGTAAAACCACTCGTCAAGGGATTCACAACGGATCGCATTCCATACGATTCTGGGCGTTCTCGTTCCCCCCTTCCTAAGTATATGCGTAATGCGGCTGACCGACAGTTTGTAACTTCGCCAGTTTCTAAAATACCAGGAGATCAGACTGACTTTGCTGAGTGGTTATATGGACCAAAGAATGGACCCACATGTAAGAGTGACGGTCGATACTGCAATCCTGACGCACGCGGTGTTCAGTTAGAGGCTTTCGCTGGTCTTGGTGGTGATGGGGATATCAGGGGTCCTCGAGGTGGTGGTCGTGTGCGAGGTGGTGGCGGAACCTATAGTTAGATTAATATTCTTATGTAATAATAAATGGCATACCAGCTCCAACCTGGCCTTTCCATCGTTCAAAACACAGGTGCTTTACCTCCCGTAAATGCGACCGATGAGGTTTTCGTCTATCCCCAGCCCAGCACTCTCAACTGTGGTGGCTGCCGTCCCAACACTATGCTTTATGGTACCGCCCCATATAAGGCGGGTAAGGGTTCTCCAGCCCAATATATTGAAACCAGTGACCAACTTCGTCCCCAATCTACTTCTCGTTTCAATAAGAACATCGTTCAAACATATGAGCGTAAGTTGTTCCCCCTCAACAATATGGAGTGTAAGGTTCCTCTCCGAACCATGCAGTATGAACCCACGAGCACCCGTGCCGAACTTCAGAATGGACTCTTTCAGCAAAGGTACGCTAATAAAAATATCAATAAGAAGTAAGAATGGCAGATCCCATTTCACTGATGGCCGTAGCCGGTCTCGTGTATGCCGGTCGTACATTAAGTACCCCCCCTAAGAAGCAAGAGGTATCGGATGTAACCTATCCATCCCCTTCTCCTTCGATGGAAATGGACAATTTTGAACCTACTACAGAAGTTCCTCATAAAATGGAGATGGCCAGTTTTGCTGACATTAGTCGCCAACAGCGTAGTGGAGGGCAAGAAATTTTGAATATGCGAAATCGTATGTATGATCATGGTCGTATGAATAATCTTTCTCCAGTTGAGAAGCAACTCGTTGGTCCAGGTTTAGGTGTAAATTCTGATGTACCCGCTACAGGCGGTTATCAACAGATGTTCAGGGTTAATCCTGTAAATGTTGGTGAGTATAGGCTCACTACACTTCCAGGACGCACTGGTCCAGCACATGACATTACAGGTGGGCGATCGGCCAAGGTTGGTGAATTATCTCACAACAAACCCGAAACGACTGCTTATCTCCCCTCTCGCTTACCAACCATGGCTGGTAGGGCACAAGGTATGACTGGTGTTGTACCTCGCAGTGAACACGAAAGGACTAAGAGGACCACTAACCGTTCAGAAACTGGTCATCGTGCCGATGGTCTTGGGTTTAACGGTGCTAAGCGATTTGTGTCGGCTCAAACTATATCTCAGGATCCCACCCGATTTAAGAGTGATAGGAGTGACGAACAGTACAACTATATGAACCACCCAGCTCCAGGTATTCACAGCCATCATGGTGCATACACAAACAGTGCTGCTTCTAAGGTTGCGAGTAAGAACAACGAGGAACTCATGAGGTACGGTTTCCGCCCCGAGGATCGTCGCGGTAAGCCAAATCGTATGGGAAATGCAGGACGTATGAACGTCAGGGAGAGTGCCCTTAAACAGGGTGGTCGTCTTACATCGGTTCGCAGTGATACCACACGTGTAGATGGTCGCACGAATGCTGCTAACGGTGGTTGGACTCAACAGTATCAGCAGAAGGCCTTCCACCAATTTAATGCTTATAAGGGTAATGAAAATCCCAATACCCGAAACCTTGACATTGCAAAGAGGCAACTTTATAATAACCCTCTCACACACGATCTTTCTCAGTAAAGGTACAAAGAGTAAATAAAAACACTCATTAAAATATTATACGCATATTTTAATGAAGGTTCATACATTAGACATAGATAGCAGTGTAAGGGATGTTACATTGTATCCAAATGCAAACAGTTATGTCGTGAATCTGAAAACTCCGATTTATAACGTTTCGGAATTTAAACTTGTTTCTGCGAGAATTCCTACAACTCAATTGCTTATATGTGCATCAAATAACACATTTACTTTAGATGATGGTGGTACCACACATGAAATATCACTACCAAATGGGAACTACACTATAACTAGTCTTAAGACTGAACTTCAAAACAAGCTTAACTTAACAGGATCTGATTATACAGTTACATTCGGACCAAATCAAGCGTTTGTAATCACTGCTAGTACGAATACTGCAAATCAAAGAATTTTGAAGTTTAGAACAGGTACAAATGGTTATACAAGCGAATCATCCAGAGAGACTACACCTCATCAAATAATAGGTTTTGGATCAGATGATTATGGGTTCACTAATACCATTACAGGTGGATTTGTTAATACAAATGGACCTAACTCACTCGTTTTAAAAATTACAGCAAATTCAGATGAGTTAAATCAAGACATTTATTCGACGAGTCCTTTCTACACTGGTCATATTCTCTCAAGTGGATCTGAATTTATAAACTGTAACGGTTCAGATGATACAGTCATTCATAAATTTCATTCTGGACCACAGAAAAGTATCGAAAGTGTTAAGATTGACTTCTACTATATGAGTCATGGTCGTCTCATCCCATATGATTTTAGAAACCAAGATCATATTTTAAAATTTCAAATTGTGGGATCTAAGGACAAACTTGAAAATGCAGCAAAAATACCAATTGAAGTTCCCGAAGAAAAGGAGCCATTAATAAGCATTCCTGAATTGAAGAATGTTTATCCATGGGAATGGCAAGTTGCTGCGATTATAATAATTGGAACACTTCTCATACTATTTACCAAGTCGAAACCGTCTAGCGCATGATGGCATAAACGGGGGTGGCAGGCTTGGTAACACTGTTAGAAAGGCGAGAAACGATCAGGAAGACGAGGATGGAGATGAGAGTAGTCATCACCGCGGTGAGTGCGTACTGAGCACCACCGTTCTTGGGGACCTTGACGAGCTGAGTTACCAACCAGCGGGCGAGATCCATCCAGGAAAGGGCGGCAGCGAAAGAGAATCCTGCGACGATGCCATTGAGGGCCTGAGACTCAAGCTCCTGGGTGACGAGGCTGATGGTCTTGGTAAGATCGGTCATTGTAATATACTTTACTGTGGGAAAATTATTCTGGTAACAGTTCCTCCTTTTCAACTATTTTTTTGAACTTTTTCTTTTTTATTGTTTTCGTTTTTGAAAATATCTGTTCATCATCTGATGAATCTTCACTAGAGCTTGTTCCTGAACCATCATATGCTTTAAACTTATTATCTGAAAAAGACCATGCTTCAGGCTCCGAGGTGCTCATTACTATTAATAGTATTTTTTAACATCTGTTCTGTCGGATTCTGGGGTTGCCACTCGTCCCATCTATCATATGCTTCATTCATATGTAAAAAAGTCGGATCTGAACCAGTGTATCGTTCAAAGGGTGGGCACTCTTCTGGTGCTATGATAGACATTTCTTCATCTTCATCTTCATCCTCTTCCTCATCGTAAATCTCGGGAAATAGAGATCCGACATCCTGACCAACTGTGTACATAGCACAGTATTTCATCGCATATTCCATGTCTTCTGGAAGAAGAGTATCTCTTCCACACGCCCTGGAATATTCGGCTGCGAGTATAGTACTCCTTTCCATAACGGGTATTAAAAGGTTAGTCATGGTCTCAATATATTGATTCACGAGACCATCACCACCGTCACCAAAACCAGTTTGCATATTCATCTTTAGTATTGAGAGTTAAAAAGAGTTTCTGCAATTCCCTCAGAAATACGAAGAACATTGTAACTTAGGGCATAAACTCGAATTTGTCTAGATTCGGAACAAGGTGTGAGATTCATTTTAAGAATTTGTTCCTTGATCAAACTAAAATTGATTTGTCCTGTGGGATACCATTTTTCGGGTTCAAGTGCAAAACTGTATGAATAGAAACGACGAATGAGTTGCGTCTTTGAATGATGTATAGCACCTTGTACCGCTTTAAGAAATGCGACACCCCCTATGTCACGTGTAATTGTGTCTTCACCATCTAAGGTGAGTGTTAAGTTGTCTAAATTTTCGTAAAATATTAGTTTATTATTTACAACTATACTCGTATTATCATAATCAAAGATGGATGCATTATCTCGGTGTATAACAAAATATAATTCTTTGACTGGATTTGTAAAATCTAATTTGAATACACCTTCATTTATACCAGCATCTACATTAAATACATCTTGTTGAACTTGTGTAATTAAGTAGTCAGTTGATATACTTTGGATTCGAAGACGTTCTACACAATCAACAAATACAACTTCTGCACATAGTTCAAATTGTTTTATTTTAGGTATGGGATCTTGAAGTGTGGCTCCAGGAATCACAACGTCACGTGCATCCCTTAGCTTAATTTCAATCTCAACTTCTTGTTTCGTTATAGCACACAATGGTAAAGCGAGTTCAGTGTTCCTATAAAAATAAAATGGAATATCGACGAAAAAATCTACATCTGAATTTAAACCCAAAGTATTATACTCAAGAATCTCTGAACTACCGGCTGCTAAATTATTACTATTTCTGATTGGGTATTTACCTATGAGATGTTCGAGTGCGTACTGCTTCGTCTGTGTGATATTTTGTTCGGAGTAAATTTGAAGATAATCACTGGTAATATGTTGTATAATTTTTCCACCTATGATGAGATCTACATACTCTATGATTCCGTGTCCTACTGACTCTATATAGTGTGGTGATATTTGAGGAAGTTTCATTTTTACACTGATAGTTGTAAGTAAATCTCCCTGATTTTGAGCAATCTTAAATCGAACCTTCTTACCAAAATCAGCCTCATTTTCTGGATCTATGGTGGCATAGTGTCTGGAGAAAATTGAATGTTTTTTAAAACTTTCTACGAAGTGACTGTAGTCTGGGTCAATTGTGAAAAACCTCTCTTGGGGACCAGAGGTCATCAGCTGTATCTGCCCAGCCATTACTACTATATTCATCTAAAATTTTAAACCTGCTAAACCACTTTCGAAACGTAACACGTTATAATTTATGGCATATACACGTGTATCATTGTCATGAGTTGAATTTATTGGTTTTATTTCAATTGTAAGTAGTTTATGTGATATACGACTCATATTTACTTGACCAGTTGGATATGGCATTTCTGGCTTGAGTGAGAATGAATATGAACCAAATTTAGAAGGTCCTATCACGGCATTTAGACCATTAATCTGTGCGGTGGTTGTCGATTTTATACGTGGAACATTTACATGATGTTTGAATGGTTGTTCATACATGAAAAATAGACCATTTTCATTAAAAATAGTCTCATTGTTAAATTTAAGTTCAATATTTGCAATTTCGTTATAATAGTTAGGTAATGTAGTACTTTCATTCGATGACACAAAGAACATTTCTTTCACGGGATGTTGAAAATTGAGCATCACTGAACGTTTATTGTCACCGGCTTTCATCTTAAACTTTGCCATCTGTAACTGTGTAATAACATAATCAAGTGGGTGAGACATGAGATATCCAATTTCTTCTGGTGTTACATAAACAAATTCTGTATCAATTGAGAACTTTTCAATAGATGCGGTGGCATCTAATATGCTGTCCTGGGGATAGCTTGCACTCACATTTTGTACAAGCTGTGCGAGTGGTCGAGTTTTAATTCTAACTTCTACGAGTTGTTTTGTAAGAGCACATGTAGGTATAGCCAATGCGGGATGTCTGTAAAAGTAAAATGGAAGATCGAGAAAGTATGTGTATTTATCAGCGTAAGAGAAGTAATTTCCATGACCATTCAAAAAGTACAGAGTTTGATCTATATCGTCATTTGTATTGTGTAATTGTTGATGCATATAAATATACTCCCCAGTCAATCGTTGTATAGGCTGACCACCTATGAGAAGCTCAGCATACTCTATGAGATGTGAAATAACAGATGGACACCATACCATATCATTTTCACTATTATCATCTGGTTTTGGATCAGAGAGTGTAACCTTCAGTGTCATGTTTCGTACCAAGTCCCCCTTATCACCAGGTATTCTACATGTAAGTATTTGACCAAAATCTATATTACCATCGAATTGACTCTCCACAAAATCAAATGCAAACTTTGTATGTCTTTTAAAATTCATAAGAAAGTATGAAAATTGTGGATCACCTGTGAGCCATTGATCTTGGACTCCAGTGGCGGCAATTATCAGACGGCCAGCCATTCCTACTGTATATGAGTAAAATTTTGCTAAATAAAACGAGACAATACAATAGAATGAATCTTCAGTTGAGGAAATTCAAACCCGAAACAATTACAGATGACAGGGTATGTGTATTCATCGGTAAGCGAAATACGGGCAAGTCTACACTGGTAAAGGATATAATGTATCACAAGAAGCATCTTCCTGCTGGTATAGTATTGTCAGGGACTGAAGAAGGTAATCATTTTTATTCAGATTTCATTCCAGATCTCTTTATTTATGGTGATTATGACCGAGATGCAATCGAGAGAGTGATGGCGAGACAGAGAAAACTTGTAGGTAACGGAAAGTCAAATTGTGGAGCTTTTATGCTTTTAGATGACTGTATGTATGACAGTAAGTTCCTTAAGGACACGTGTATTCGGCAGTGTTTTATGAATGGAAGACATTGGAAGATCTTCTTCATGCTGACTATGCAGTATGTGATGGACCTTCCACCGGCACTACGAGCTAACGTGGATTACGT